CCTGTTGAACCAAATTCAAATCCAGTACATTCGATAGGAAATCTTAAATATGAATTACCAGCCCAAACAACTTCTCCATTAGCGTTTAAATTTGCACCATTATGAAATCTATAAATTGTGGAATCTCCATGTAAAGCTGAATTAAGTGATAAAGTAAATAATTCAATAACTGCACCAGGAGCTATAGCCTGTAGTTCAGAAGTTGGAATTGCCATTATGGTTCAAACACCTCTCTAAAAGTAGCTTGTACTCTTGCTCTGTTTAAATATGGAACTGACTTATTCCAAGATTCACATACAAATTTAGAAGAACTAGATTCTCCTGGTGGTGTAAAGGTAAAACTGGCACTATCAACTGCTCTAGCATCTAAAAAAGTTTCAATCGTATCTGCATCTGTTTCTGATACTTCAAAAGTTAAATTAAATATTTTAGGGTTTTGATTTAAACCAAAAGTAGTACGCTGTTCATAACCATCCCCAAATTGAGTAATTCTTGTGTTTGGTTGTGATCTTTTCTGAACTCCGTAGGTTGGGGTGATCGAGGGAAAGGTAGCCATTATGCAAGTA